ATGTTAAATTCAACAGAACGTGAACAACAGGGACAAAAGAAAATATACAGATACTTTAAACCTAAAGTTAATTTATTACAAAACATATTTCACCCTATGCCAGACTTTAGCGACAGGATCAAAGGCATTTATATTCACACTGAAGAGGAAGCTAATGCACATAGATAGGCTTAAACAGATTTTAGATGATTGGGCTAGATGGATGCACGCACCAAGCACAAAGCTAGGCTATCCAAGCAAGTCATTGGGTATGATTAGCGGTGGTGAATCTACTAGCGATGCTTTTGAAGACATGGTGTCAGAGATGGATATAACCAATGTCAGAACAATTGATGCAATTATAAGCAGTTTGCCCAAACATCAGAAAGATGCGGTATACGCTAGATACTTAAAGACATCTAAATACGATGACTATGAGTATCAATTAGGTCTTGCTTTCGATAACATGCTATCTATGGCTTCTAGGCGTATAGTCGCTTGACACGAGTATTTAACTATGATATAATTCGCCTGTTGGGATAGTCTCGCCCATACTCTCCGTAGCACATTTAAGCCCTTATAAATAAAGGGCTTTTTTTTTTGGATAAAATATGAAAAAACCTACCACCAAAAAAGGTAAACTAGCTAAAGTAGCTAAAGTTATGGGTGAATTTAAACGTGGCAGTTTAAAATCTAGTTCAGGCAATATTGTAAAGAATACAAAACAAGGGTTAGCAATCGCACTTTCTGAAGCAGGCATGTCAAAACCTAAAAAACGTAAATAATCGTTTCAGGGTAAACTCAATTACTTTAAATAGGATTGTCAATAATCCTAGCAAAACAAACCCTAATAATAAGTCTACAAGAATCTTCTCTAGATCTCTATCCATTTAAGTTCCTTTTTAATTGGTTTTTAATAAAATTAGTAGCTTCTTTTTTAGTAGACATAAATAGATAGCTTTTAAGGCTTCTATTATACTTGATTAACTCATTGACCCATATAGATAGGTCTTTGTTAGAAAAACGCTTTATGGTGCGTTCCTGTGTGTTTAAAACATACATTTTAGTCTCCTTTTAAAATAATATTGTGTTGTTTGATAAACTCAAAACGTTTTTCAGTAGATTTAAACCAAAAACACTCGTAATCCATAAAATTTTTATTGTCTGTTAATTCAAGTCCATAAACAAATCCTTCATTATCGCTATCTTTATAATAATCGGATATATGGCATAGATTTCCATATTCTATTGACATTTTAGCTCTCCTATATAGATATATTGTTTACACTAACCCATTCATCAAGGGTTTCGTATAAGTTTTCTGAATCTTCATTAAATTTTAGTTTTTTTATAGCTTTATCAGCTATGTTGAAAATTATTTGGTAATAATCAATTTTAGACATTTTAGATTCTAAATATGGATTATCAGGTAAAATTTCAGTTAAATGTAAACATACCTGTGCATAAGTATATTGTGTCATTTTAATCTCCTATTTGTGTGAATGATATTCTGTATATAAGTCTTCAGCCATGTTATAAGCCTCATTTTCTGTCATAGGCTCACAATCTACGAATGAGTAGATAAGGTTATGATTTATAAATAGTTCAAACTTTTTGGTTTCAGGTTCATAAGAATAAGTAAAGTCACTCATTTTAAATTATCCTTAAAAAATGCTTTTTTTAATTCATCTCCATACGGATTGGTTTTAGCTTTATTTGTTATTTTTACCAAAATATCATGCCTAGAAAATAATTCTAGAGCATCGCTTAAATTATCTATTGATGCAATATCTCCTTTATATTTAATCATGATAAGTTCTCCAATTCTGTATTGAGTTCTTCAATGGTCATCTTTTCTAAACCTTTGAAGCCATACATAAGCAAGTCATATAACATAGAATCGTTAAGTTCTGTATTGTTTTGGCATAAGTCAAGATTTGCATTGAGTATTTTTTGAATGAGTTCGGTTCTATTCATTTTGGTTTCCCTGTAAGTAAGCCATACATTTTCTAATTGTTTAAATGTCATTTTGTATAGTTCTACCTGTGGTTTATATTTCCACAATTGAGCCATACTGATAAAATCACGTTTACTAGCGAATCTCATTATGTTATCTCCATATTTGATATTTCAGTAGTAATTTCGGATAGTCTATAACGCATGTCTTCTAAATAAGAATTTATGGTTAAGTATCCGCTAGGTGTCATGCCTCTATTGACGTCTTCTAAATTGAGGTCGATAGCGTGTAAAGCCTCTGTAATATAGTCTAGTTCTACTTGCATGTTATTCTCCTTAAAGTGTTAATTGGTGTATAGGGTTGCCATACTTATCGAATCTATAATTATTCATATTACAATGGTCAATAATTATATGTTCGTCTTCTTGGCTTAAATCACTATAATAAGAATAACCGAAAGTTCCGTCTTCCCTTTCGTATTCTTGTGGGTCATTGTCAAGCCAATAGATAACTTTTCTTTTTGCATCATGTGAAGTTAAGTCTTCATATTGATAGGCGTTAATTGATACTGATAAAATCATTTTAATGTCTCCTTTGGTAAGATCATTCCTATTTTGGCGTTTTCTTCCCTTGCATAGTCCATAGCGAATTTAAAAAGCTCGTTTGCAGCCTTTTCGCTAGGTGCATAATAATATATGCAATTCGCAATAGATGATAAAAGACCCGCTAAAATTTCATGATCGGGGTTTTCATTGACAAGCGATATATTTTCAAGGGCGTTTAATCCCTCGTTATAACCAATACTAAAGTTTTCGTTAATCATTTTGTAGCCTCCTAATAAGATAAGATTAAAAGTAAAAACATATAGAAATTTGTAAAGCCTAGCAATAAGATTAAAAAGTTTTTAAGTAAGTTATTCATTGCATTATCTCCTTAATGTAAAGATTGATATATAAAATCATAATTGTCAAGCATGAATAGATTATCAGATTCAAACTTACTGACAAGGTATTCTAAAATATAATCAGATAAAATGTCATCTTTATTTGATAAAGCCTCTCCAAAGGTATAATGAGATATAAAACCACTTCTAGAAGTAGTTCTATCCTCCAAATAGGATATAAAGTCTTTATCACGCTTGAATGTCATCATCAATAGGGAATTGTCTCTATCTGATATATTGCAATTTATAACATCTGTTGAATAGTTATAGTATTGAGGGCTTATAAGAGTTAAGTCTTTAAATTCGATGTCAAGGTCATAGTTATCTTTAATCCATGACTTAAAATCATCGGTAAAGACTTCTATATAATCCTTATGAATAGTTTTATAGTCAATGTTATCGGCTATAAGGTTATAGTCATAGAATCCGTTATCATCTGAATAATAAGAATCTATCGCAAAGTCAATGTTATCTGAATGAATAGAGTCATAAAAACCATTGAATCTGATATTGGTATTAATCATTGTAAACTCTCCTTTTTGATGTAATTGTCAATTTGTTTAATAATGCTATCGTATTGCTTTAATGATATAGATTGAGGAAGACATAAAGTCAAGCCTTTGTCAATCTGTTGTTTAATCTCTTTAAGTTCTGTTATGGATAGTTTCATTTTGTTATCTCCTGTTATGTAATAAGTAATGATATATAAGTTTATAATGTTGTCAAGTATTATTTAATCGTAGTTATAAAAGGGAATATATAAAATTCCCCTATTGTTTAATAGTTAGTAATGCCTTTTATATAAGCGTGCATTTTGTCATAGAGTTCTTTTTTAGTTGATAAGCTTAAGATCTCTGTAATGCCTCCTCCTTCATTGCACATTCTATGTAAGCCGACAGCACCATAAGCCTGATATAGATGATAATTACCTATATTAGCTTTAAGTTGACCTTCTATCCTGTCATAAGGCTTTATAGGCGTTCCTTTTAACTCGTTTATATAAGTGCATAAGTCTTTTAACTGTTGAATTGATACTCTCATGATGATCTCCTATTAAGTTGTCAAGTATTGCAGGGTTCATTTTAGATAAGTATTTTAGATTGTCAAGTATTATTATTGTAAAAGATTGTAAAGAATTGTTAATGAATTGTAAACAGGATAGAGTCCTGTATATATATATAAGGAATAAGTATTAAATGAATAATGAATTGAATAACCCTGTTGACAATGCGGTCAATAATATGGTAGAGGATAGCAAGTCCTTATTACCTGTTGACGCTTTACCTATTGACACGATAGATAAGGAAGAAAACAAGCTAGGAAAAGGAAGACCCCCGCACCTTCCAAATGCGGACACCCGAATTAAAGTTTACACATTATCTACAGTAGGGACTAGGCACGAAGATATTGCATCCGTACTAGGCATATCACATGATACACTTGTCAAGTACTATAAAGAAGAGCTTGACAAAGGTCGCATTGAAGCCAACGCTTCTGTAGCAGAGACTTTGTTTAAGCAAGCTAAAGAAGGCAACACCACAGCTATGATCTTTTGGTTGAAGTCTCGTGCCAAGTGGAAAGAAACATCACAGCATGAGATCAGTGGTAATCCTGATGGAACACCTGTAGAAGTTAAGATTGTTACAGGAATAGATTAGACCCCCACCCCCTTTTTGTACAGAAAAGGTTTTTATAGGTTTTTTAAAACGGCAGTACCCAAATTTTTTATAGGATATTTTTATGGGCTTATTAGAGTATTTAGACGCAATGCGAAAATCATCACCATCATCAGCAGGTGTTGGTCAGCTTTCAGAAGCTGAAGCTGCAAGATTAAAACAGCTTATGATGCAACAACAAATGGATGAACTGTCCAGAGTAAGACAAATGACTGACGCTTATGGCATGGGTCAAATGACTCAAAACGAAGGCAATACTATGGTTAATGCTTTGAGACAAATGAGTCCAACTGGTAACACTATGCAAAATATTCCAGCTAACGTAGGCGGTATGTCTGCACGCAATACACAGCCACCTATGGACTTAAACACACTTTTAAGAATGATTGGTTATAGATAATGAAAGGTCTATACGCTAACATCCACGCCAAACGCAAACGTATCGCTGAAGGTTCTGGCGAGAAGATGCGTAAGGTAGGATCTAAAGGTGCACCTACAGCAAAACAATTTAAACAAGCAGCTAAAACAGCCAAGAAAGGGAAGTAATCATGCCAATGGTCGGAAAAAAGAAATTTGCTTACACAGAAAAAGGTAAGAAAGAAGCTAAAGAATACGCAAAGAAAACAGGCAAGAAAACTAAAATTACTGCTGAAAATTACGACAAAGAATATGGCAAGATTTATCGCAAGGCTATTAAAAAGAAATGATTAAGAAGGGCAAAGAAACGTTCTCTGGTTATAACAAACCTAAAGCCACGCCTAGCCACCCTACTAAATCACACGCTGTATTAGCTAAATCTGGCGACAAAGAAAAGCTTATACGTTTTGGACAAAAGGGTGTAAGTGGTGACAAAACAAATACAGATAGAGCAAAGTCTTTTAAAGCAAGACACGCTAAAAACATTGCAAAAGGTAAGATGTCTGCCGCATATTGGGCTAACAAAGTAAAGTGGTAATTTAACAACTAGGAGGCGATGACCCTATATGGAGTCGCAAAAAACTTTAGATACTGGGTATAGACCACGAGTCCCCCAAAAACTGATACACAA